TGGCCCCATGCCGGAAAAGGCGGGACCGGCCGTATTAGCCCCCCTAAGCGCCCCCGGTCCCGCTCTTCCCTTTGGAGTGCAAGATGGACGATGGTCCGCAATTCCCCGGTCGTCAGTGTGTCAGTTGCGGCAAGCTCAATGACTCCGCGACCGACCCTTTCGAGGAGGTGCAGCCAAAGCCCGGTGACGTCTCGATCTGCATGTACTGTGGGCACATAAGTGTTTTTTCCCTTGACCTGACACTGCGCGAACCCGATCTGGAGGAGGCCCGCGCGATTGCCGCCGACCCCGAGATACTGGCGATCCAGCGCGCCCGTTCGGCAACCATGGTGGATTGGAAGAAAGATGAGTGAGACACAAGCGCCGAAGATGCAACACGTGTACCGGTCGAGGACCGACGCCGAGCTTGAGCAGCTGGCGCAGGACGTCATCGCCGACAAGGTCTTCACCAGTATGCAGGTCCGGCGCATGGAAGACATGACCATGGTTTTCATGATGCTGGCGTTCCTCGAAAAGGAGGACGTCGAGTGGCTGAAGAGTCAGGACATCTACTTTTTCTACGAGTACATGGACAAGGCGTTGCCGCGCTCGATCAACGGCTACCCGTGTTTTCTCTCCATGCAGTACCTGAGCCGCGAGGATTACAACAAGCTGGCCAAGCGCTACGACGAAATCAAGAACCTTCTGGCGGCGCGCGTTGCGCCAACGCTGTGACCGACGTGAACGTTGAGACCGACCTCAAGGTGGGCGACGTGGTCACGGTCAAGGGCAACCGGCTCTTTTGGAAAGAGGTCTACCAGACTAAGATCATCGCCATCGGCTTGTACCCGTCGATGTGGTTGCCGCCCGGTGAGAAGCGTTGGGGCGCGACCTTCGAAATCCCGACGAAGGAGGAGGACTTCGAAGACGGCATTTACCCCGAGGTCTACGAATCGTCGCCGATGCTGCCAGACCAGTTCACGTGGGTCGACGACCACTGGGAGCTACAGCTGCGATGATCCTGTCGATGGAATCGATCTACGCGCGCAAGCCGCTGACACCGCTGGTCGCCAAGGGCTACCAGAACGGACTGAGCTACGGTCTGTCGAACGCCAGCTACGACGTCCGCATCGAGCAGAGCATGATGCTGTGGCCGGGCCGCTTCGCGCTCGCCTCGACCATCGAAGTGTTCAACATGCCAGATGACCTCGTCGGTGTTGTGATGGACAAGAGCACCAACGCCCGGCGTGGACTGTGCGTGCAGAACACGTTCATCGACCCCGGCTTTCGCGGCTGGCTGACCGTCGAACTGACCAACCACTCGTGGCGCTTCATCCGCTTGCAGAGCGGCGACGCCATCGCGCAGGTCGTCTTCCACCAGCTGGATCACCCGACCAAGGGTTACACCGGCAAATATCAGGATCAGGAACGTGGTGCACAGTGGCCGAGGTTCAGTTAATGACCCGCGAAGCCTCCTTGGCAGACAAGCTTCAACCCTATGTGATCGACATCAAGAAGTCGTATGAGGCGGGCAACGTGATGGCTGGAAATATCATCAAGTGGTATGAGATGCATCGAGTGTGTCCCGGCGACCCCGGGGCTGCGGTTCTGTGCGAGCAGTTCTTAAACGATTGGCTTGCATCGAGACCCGCGCCATGACCCGTAAAGAACACTTGGCGTGGTGCAAACAGCGCGCGCTCGAATATCTCGACCGGGGCGATCTGACCAACGCACTTGCCTCGATGATCTCCGACATGCGCAAGCACCCGGAGAACATTGGGGCTGTGCATGGCATCCTGCCCATGGTCGGGATGCTGGCGGTGCAGGAGCACGACTCAGTCAAGTTGCGCTACTGGATAGAGGGCTTTAATTGATCCAGATCAAGCTGCCGCCGCCGGACGATGCTTACGTGCACACGGTGTGCAAGATCGGTCAGGGCCATGCCTGTTGCCGGTATCTGGTCGTGGGGCCGAACGGTTGGGGATGTGTCAAGCTCGAACCGCCGTTGTGCGCCATACTTGACAAGCGCGTGCGCGAGGAGACCATGGTGGCGCGCGGCGACAACTGCCCCGGGCGCGGCAGCGGAGATTGAGTTTCCGGCGAACGCCGGTCATGGCGGACGACCACATCGTCCTTTCCGAGCTAGGGAGCCTCAGATTCTTCTAACGTCGGATTCGTCGTGGATGGTACCCACGTAGAGTCCCCTCAGTCATCCAACTGAGATTTACTGGAATGCCGTAACGCTAACTGCCAAGGCGGTCGAGCGCAGCCCTCCCCGGACCAGCCCCGACCGTCCTTGGCCCTTTTCCCAAGCCTATCAATGGTGCGCGCATTGGCTTTCGATTTCGTCGAGTTCTTTCGCCGTCATCGCATCGAGTATGCGACCAGCGGCCCGTCGGTGACCAAGAACAACGTCGCCATACACTGTCCGTTCTGCGGCGGTGCCGATCACAGCCAGCACATGGGCGTCAGCTTGCTCGGCAAGGGTTGGCGCTGCTGGCGTAACCCCGCCGAGCACAAGGGCAGACATCCGTTCCGGCTGGTCAAGGCGCTCTTGGGCTGCTCGACCACCGAGGCCATGCGCATCACTGGCACGTCGCATGTGCCGGTGTCGGCCGACCTCTTGGAACGCGTCAAGCAGTTGATGGAAGGCGACGTGATCGAATCCGAAGCCGAGGCGCTGGAGCCGCCCGTCATGCCCTCCACGTTCAGACACTTGAACGATGGTCTGCCGGCGTCGTTCCCGTACCGCACCTATCTGGAAGCGCGCGGTTACACTGACGAAGACCTGCCATGGTTGGATTGGCTTGGCCTGCGTTATGCTACACGCGGCGCATGGAAGGGTCGCATCCTGTTTCCGGTACGGGTCTATGGCAAGCTGGTGTCATGGACCGGTCGCACCATCTGGCCAAGCGAGGAGCTACGCTACCGCACTCTCTCGGTGGATTGGGAGAAGGCCAAGTATGGCGGCGACCGCCCGGCGCTGACGCCGATCAACCACAGCCTCCTCTGGCACGATAGTCTGCTCGACGCCGACGCTGACACCTTCGTTGCGGTCGAAGGGCCATTCGATGCACTGCGTGTGGTGCAGGTGGCCGGTGACGATGGTGTCTTCGCCACCTGTCTGTTCGGTTCCTTGCCGACCGATGAGCAGGTCAATCTGCTCTACGATATTCTGCCGCGCTTCAAGCACCGTTATCTGCTCCTTGATGGTGACATGATGGCGGCCTCGTTACGTGTCGCCGACCAGCTGTCGGCGACTGGGTTGGTGCCGCGCTTCCTGCCGGAAGATTTGAAAGACCCCGGTGACGTCAAGCTGACACGTGACCGGCTCTGGGACGTGTTGGAAAAAAACTGATTGCTCCACTGTCTTTATATATGATAAGAACACTTTGAGAGGGAGGTCGTGATGGTGGAGCGTGAGCGTGGTTCGGGTTCGATACGTGATCGTATCCGGCGCATGGTCATTGAAGACCCGATGAACATCACCACCAAAGATATCTTGGCCAAGCTGAAGCCGAAGAACGATGCCAAGGCCGAGGTGCCGTCCAAGTTCATGATCGAGAGTTTGCGTACCGACACACGTCAGACGCTGCGCTTGCTCAAGGATATGGGCCACCTGACCAAGGGCTACGTGGACAGCGTCAAACTAAGTTAGTCGCCAAACTGTCTTGAAAGGCGCACTTCACACTGTTAGATAGTGTGGAGTAAGGGTCCGGGATCATCTCGGCCTGAAGACAGCAGGAAAAGGAAAAGTTAATGGCGAAGACGATAGAGTCCGAAATCCTCGACGTGTACGGCGCATCCGGCCGCAAGCGTGGCGAGGACGACCAGACTTACTGGGCGCGTCTCGTGCAGGTTTCGGTCGAAGGCACCGACGAGCAGTGGCATCAGTTGGAAGCCCCGGCGCAGGAGTGGATCAATGCCGGCGTGCTGGCCAAGAAGCAGGGTACCGAGTACATCGACTTCCCCGATGCACCGAAGCCCGAGCCAGAGGTGAAGGAAGCCGAGCAGGATCGCTTCCGGGTTCGAGAGGTGAAGGCCAAGGCACCCGACAAGGCACCCGAGAAGGCACCCGAGACGGCCCCGGTCGCGGCAACGCCCCCGGCGCGCCGTCGGCGTGCCGCGCGCTCGGCCCCGGCCCCGACCCCGGTCCCGGTGGCAGCGGCCGCCCCGGCCCCGGCAGCAGCCAAGCGCGCTCGCGGCGGCAGCACTCGTGGCAATGGCAAGAAGCCCGGCGTGTACCGGCAGACGCAGGAATATGTGGTCAAGCACCCCAACGCCTCGACGCAGGACATCATCGCGGCGCTGACCAAGAAGGGGTTGGACCCGCAACAGCATACTGTGCAGTCGGTGCGTGGCCACACCCGGGACACGTTGAAGCTGGTCCAGAGCATCAAGGGCATCGATCTGGGCATCGAGCTTTGATGGTGGTTGCAAGAGGCTGGTGGGCTGGAAGGCCCACCAGCCTTCTCATTTTCTGAGGGGACAATATGAAGCGCAAAGACCTGCTTGACCTGCTGGCCGAGGTACGGCCGGCTCTGGCGACGAGTGACTCGCTCAGCCCGATCTTCACCCACTACTGCTTCGATGGCGCGTCCTTGACTGCCTACAACGGTTCGAGCTTGGGCGTCACGACACCCTTCGTCAGTCCGTTCAAGGGTGGCGTGCCGGGCAAGACGTTCGACGATCTGCTGACCCACATCAGCGACGACGAGGTGACCCTGAAGCCGGGCAGTGGCAACCTTGAGATCAAGGCCGGCAAGGCGGTGATGACACTGGCTACCATCCCGGCCGACGATCTCGCATCAGTGTTCGAGAAAGAGTTCACTGAGATCGAGGGTCAGGAGATCAGGGTCAATGGCAAGGAGTTGCTCGGCGCGATCAGTTGTTGTCTGAACTCGCTCGGCAGCGACACTGGTCGGATCGACCAGACCGGACTCCTGTTTCGACGCGACAAGGAATATCTGGTGGTCTACGGCTTCAACAACATCTCGTTGTCGGTGGCCGAGGTGCCCCTTGACATGAGCGTCGACTTGGTTTTGCCCGCAGACGGCGTCCTTCTGCCCGGCGTGTTCTGCAAGCTGATGGTCGACTACCTCAAGGACGACAATGCCGTCCGATTCGAGATCGGCGAGCGCTACGCGATGTTTTCCACCGGAAAGGTGAATGTTTACGGGACTTTAATTCCCCGTCCGACTAAGATTGATTACGACAAGATTTTGGACGATAATTTCCCCACAGCGGATTCGAAGAAGCTCGTCGCCATCCCGGACGGCCTGAAAAAGGCGCTCGAACGGGCCTGCGTGATCGTCAACACCAAACTCGACGGAAAGCTTCGAACGGAGGTCGAGGTGAAGGCTGGCACTGCCAGATTGTTTTCACGCTCGGCGCGTGGCGAGGTCGAGGACGTCGTCGAACTTGCCAAACACCCCGATGTGAAACTCGCCATCGATCCGCGACCGGTGCTCGACGCGTTGCCGTTCTTCGGCAAGGATGGGCGGGTGCTGTTCGAACGTAAGTGTGCAGTGTTGAACCGCAAGGCGCAGACCTACATGGTCGCCGCCTTCCAGCCTCCCAGCAGCAAGTAGGATGATTGGCCCGGGCACACCAAGCTTAGGCCACGCCGTTTCGGCACTGATCTTCCCTCGTTAACCAGCCTTGGATGGAGATGTCACCATTTCCATGCTCCCACCCTTTACGCCGATTTTAGGCCAGTACCATAGCGTACACTGTTCCCCGTCGAATTTGAGAGGATGTCGCAATGGGTTTCCTGATTGGCCGCTTGCATCGCGAGCATGCACCAACCAAGGGCGTGTCGCTGGAGCTTCTCCACCGACACGAATGTCAAGTCTGCCCGCTCAACCGAGCGCCCGGCTTGAAGCACGCCAAGATGCCACCGAATGGCGCAGTCAAACCGTTGGTCTACATGCTGGGCGAAGCCCCCGGCGAGCAGGAGGACAAGTACGGTGAGGCTTTCATCGGACCATCAGGCGAGCTTCTGCGCACGCACATCGAGGACGACTGGATCAAGTCCTTGCGCTGGTCGAACACGATCCGCTGCCGGCCGACGGCGAAGGGCGAGCACAAGACCGTCATCAATCGCGAGCCGAACAATGTCGAGATCGAGTGCTGCCGTCCCAAGCTGATCCGGGACATCGAGGAGAGCAAGCCAGTCGCCATCTTCGGGTTCGGCAACGTGCCGCTGCATTGGATGACCGGCGAGGCCGGCATCACCAAGTGGCGCGGCAAGCGACTGCCGGTGAAGATCGGCACGCACACTTGCTGGTACTACGCGATGTACCACCCGAGCTACATCCTGCAAATGCAGGAGGAGATACGCGGCCGCGATCTCGAATTTGCTTTCGACATGGACCTCAAGCGCGCCTTCACCGACATCGACGTCGGCACGCCCGAGCCGGTCGTGCACACTGCCGAGATCGTCCGCGCCGACGTCGAGGTGATCACGGGCGAGCATGGTGACGCCGACGTCGACCGCGTGCTCAACTTCCTCGAACAGTGCAAGCAGGCCGAGGTGGTTGGCCTCGACTACGAAACCAAGCGCAAGCGGCCCTACGGTGACGACGCCAAGATACTGACCATAGGCTTGTCGAACGAGACCAAGAGCATGGCCTTCGCCCTCGACCATCGGCAGGCCGGCTGGACCGAACGTCAGCGCGTGCGCGTCAGCGATGGCTTCGCCAACTTCCTTTACAAGTCGCCGGACACGCGCAAGGTAGCCCACCATCTCGCCTACGAACTGGAATGGACGGCGTACAAATACGGCGACGAGGTCATCAACCAGAACCGTTGGGGCGACACCATCAGTCAGGCGTTCATCCTCGACGAGCGGCAGGGCGCACTGAGTCTGGAGTTCCTGTGCTGGCAGCACTTCGGCATCAACATCAAGACGCTCACGCCAGCCTTCAACAAGGATGACATGGACGGCGAAGAACTGAGCGACGTGCTCCCCTACAACGCCATTGACGCCAAGTACGCCCGCTTGCTCTACCACGCGCAGAAGCGTGAGCTACAGGACGAGAAACTCGTCGAGGTCTACGCCCACCATATGCGACGGGTGCAGGCGACCGTGGCGACGCAGCTGAAGGGCGTCCCGGTCGACCAGCAACGTGTCATCGAGTTCTACACGCAGTATCGGGGCGAGCTTGACGTGATCGAGGCCGACATCGCGGCGCTGCCGGCGGTCAAGAAGTACAACGTCGGCCACAAGGTGTTCCGACCGTCAGCGCCGGAAGACTTCAAGGCCATCCTGAAGGCGGACGGCATCCACCTCGACAACACCAAGGAGCCTGAACTGGAGAGATACGCGGGTCATCCGGTCATCGATCTGGTGCTCAAATGGCGCGGCGTCAACAAGCTGCTCTCGACCTACATCAAGCCGCTGCTCAGTATGGAGAACGCCGAGCGGCTGGCCGTCCCCGAGTTCACCGTCAAGGACACTGTCATCCACGACGATGGCTTGATGCATCCGATCATCTCGACGGTGAAGACGCGCACATGGCGGACCAGTGCGGAAGACCCCAACGAGCAGAACTTTCCCAAGCACGAGAACCGCCAAGTGCGACGCATGGTCAAGTCGCGCAACGCGCAGCGCAAGGTCGTCTCGTTCGACTACGCCGGCATCCAAGCCCGCAACATCGCCATGGAGTCGCGCGACGAAGCCCTGATCAAGGCGTTCTGGGATCGCTACGACATCCACACCGATTGGATGGAGCGCATCGAGAAGCGAGTGCCGGGCTGGATGGTGCTGACCGGCGACCACGACAAGAAATACTGGCGCAACCGGGCCAAGAATGGCTTCGTCTTCCCGTCCTTCTTCGGCGCGCAGCCCAAGAAAACCAGCGGCGAGCTTGGCATCGACATCAGATACAGCGAGCTTCTCTATGATGACTTGTGGGAGATGTTCCCGGACGTGCTCGGCTGGCAGAAGCGGCTCAAGGCCAACTACTACAAGCTTGGCTACGTCACCGGGCTGAGCGGCTTTCGCAGGCGTGCACCAGTGTCACCGAACGAACTGATCAACGCGCCAATACAGGCCGACGAGGCAATCATCGTCCTGACCGCCATGGCCGAGCTTGCCGAGATGGGCGAGCCGCGCTTCGTCGCCAACATGGAAATCCACGACGATCTGACCTTCTTCTGGCACGTCGACGAGATCGAGCGCAACGCCGAGACAGTCATCGACACCATGCTCAACACGCCGTATGACTGGGCACACATCGTACCCATCGGAGTCGAGATGTCGGTCGGCGACGATTGGGAAAGTGTCAAGGGCGTCGGCGAGTATTTCAGCGACCAGTGGAACGGACGCTTGAAGCAGGAGAAGGCCGCGTGACCGTCGAGAGTCTGCTGGCCGAGATCAACAAGGCGAGTTGGCTGGTCACCGAAATCTATCAGCGGCATGAGGCCGCGTGGTTCGCAGTGCTGCGTCGGAGCGGCGACTTCAGCGCCGCTCATGGTGAAGGCAAGACAATCGGCGAAGCACTGACAATGGCGTGGGCAGCGGCGCAGAAGCACAAGCGCATGACCAATGCCGACTGGCAGAAGCTCAAGAATCCCACCCAGCCCAAGGGTTCAATTCCAAGGATCAAGCCATAATGGTCAAACGCATCGTCGAGGCCGAGCCGCCGCGTGGCGGCACCCTTTACAACACATATAGACCGCAGCTGTTCAAGGAGGTCATCGGGCAGGAAGCGGTGGTCAAGGCGCTGGTCGAGTTGCTGAGGACGGACGCAGCCCACACCTTCCTGTTCACGGGACCGTCGGGGGTCGGCAAGACGACGTTGGCCCGGCTGTCGGCGAAGTTCGTGCGCTGCGCGCCGCAGGACATCGTCGAGATCGCGGCGGCGGTCAATACTGGCGTCGACGCCATGCGTGAAATCCAGACGGCCGCCGACTACCAGCCGTTCGGCGGCGAGAGCAAGGCGATCATCCTCGACGAGGTCCAGCGGCTGAGCAAGCCGGCGTGGGAATCGCTACTCAAGGCGCTGGAAGAGCCGTCCCCGCACACTTACTGGTTCCTGTGCACGACCGAGCCGGACAAGGTGCCGAAGACCATCACGACGCGTGCCGCCAGCTTCAAGCTCAAGCCGGTCGCCGACGCGGCCATGCGTGACCTGCTCGCCGACGTCTGCAACAGGGAGGGCATCGAGCTTGCCGGCGACGTCGATGGTATGCTGATCAGCAAAGCAGCCGGCTCACCGCGCCAGCTGCTCAGCGACCTCGCCATCGTGCGTGGGGCCAAGGACAAGCGCGAAGCAGCGGAACTTTTGTCGTCGGCGGTCGAGAGCGAGCCGGTGCGCGAACTGTGTCGTCTGCTCACCGATGGCAAGGCCAGCTGGCAGAAGGCGATGGCGGTTGTGTCCAACGCCGTGGCTCAGCACGAGCCGGAAGAAATCCGCATCTTGGTGTGTCGCTACATGGCGGCCGTGGCGATCAACGCCAGCAGCGACCGTGCGGCAGGACACGCTCTCATGGTGCTCGATTACTTCCGTTCGCCGTTCTTCAGCGCCGAGGGCAACGCACCGCTTATTTTGGCAATTGGTAATGTTTTGCTGGCGAACCGCTGATCCGATGCTATATGATAGGCCACCATGGTAGACCGTTTGCAGCCTGACAAGCCGGCTGGATCGAGGCGCACACTCGACCAGCTGGAAGCCGATCTGAAGATCGACGAGTACGCGCTCAACGACGTATGTCGTGAGCACCCGACGTTGCTCTATCGTGTCGCCCGCGAACTGACTTTCGCGATTTCGCGTCGCGACGCCGCCAAGGTCGAACTTAAAAAGATCGAAGGCCGGATGATACTGTCCATGCGCGGGCAAGCGCGTAACGATGGTGAGAAGATCACGGTCGATGAGATCAAGGCGCTGGTCTGGGATAGTAAGCAATATGTGGCAGCTGCCGATCAGCTGGCCATGCGACAGGAGCAGGTTGGTGAGTGGGCAGCGCTCAAGGAAGGCTACGATCAGCGTAGCTACGCATTAAACCACATGGTCGACCTCTACCTCGCCAACTACTACGGCAACATCGAGAGACGCGAGAGCAGCGAAGAGCGCGACCGCAACGCTGATCGCGCCCGCGAGCGGCTGGACGCGATGCGCCGCGCCGCACCCTACGACAGGACCAGAAGAGAGGAAAACAGAGATGGTTGAACGTTCCAGACCGGACGATGACCGGGATCGCGGCGGCCGCAGTAGCGGCAGCACTCGCGGTAAGTGGCGCTACGAGCCGCAGAAGGCCGAAGACATCCGTGCACGGGCGTCCCGCAGTGCCGGCCGCTTCGACAGTATTTTCAAGCCCGGCTTTGACACGTGGCGACCCAAGGCCGGCGACAACCTGATCCGCTTCCTGCCCGGCACATGGGGTCTCGGCGTGCCCTACGCCTACGATGTCTGGGTGCATCGCTACGTCGGGGCCGACGACTCGACTTACCTCTGTCTCGACCGGATGCTTGGCAAGCACTGTCCGATTTGCGACGCGGCGGCCGAGGCCAAGCGTGCCAAGGACGACGAGGAAGCCAAGCAGCTGCGCGCCCTCCAGCAGGGCATATCGTGGATACTCGACCGCAAGGGCGAACTGCCGAAGCAGCCGCTCCTCTTCCAGATGAGTCGGACCCTCGACAACAACATACTGTCCTTGACCAACATCAAGGAGCAGCTGTGGATCGACAATCCGGTCGAGGGCTACGACGTCACTCTCAAGCGTTCGGGCACTGGCCTGAACACGCGCTACATCGCGGCCATCGACCGCGACGCGTCGCCGATTGCCGACAAGCAGCGCGACGCCGACAAGATCATGGACTACATCGACGCCAATCCTGTCCCCGACGTGCTCAACTTTTTCGACGCCGATTACCTCGACAAGGTGATGTCCGGGACCACCGGCCCGCGCGATGAGAGGGAGGAGAAGGAGGAAGCACCACGTGGCCGCGAGCGCGAGCGCGACGACGACCGACGTGAGGACTACCGCGAGCGCGACGAGCCTCGCCGTGACCGTGATCGCGACCGTGATCGTGATGGTGAGCGGGACGAGCGGGCGGTGCGTGCGAGCCGGCGTGAAGAGCCGGAACCGGAGCGTGAGGAGCCGCGTCGTGGTCGTGGTCGTGAAGAGCCGCGCGACGAGCCGGAAGAAAGGGACCGCCCGGCTCGTAGGGCGGCCCGTGACGAGGCCAAGGACGAGGAGGACGAGGATCGGGGCGGCCGTGACCGGCGCGAGCCTGACGACGCTCCCAGCCGCCGTGGCGGCCGGCGCTCCGACCCGGAGGCGGAAGATCAAGAGCGCGATGAACGCCGTGCACGCAGCAATGGTGGCCGTCGGGACGAGCGGGACGAAGAAATCCCTTTTGATGGCGGCCGTCGGGTGCGGGCCGACGAGGACGCCGAGAGCCGCCCGCGTCGCAGCGTA